TGTGCATTTCCAACTCAGCATCAGAGTCGAAGTCCATTGATTCCTGAGTGTACTCAGTGAAGAAACCGCGCTTGTAAAGCTCGCCTTCAACCTGGATACGAGTGAAACCTACGCGGTTAACGCGGCCACCGTTCTCAGAAAGAGCAGGGATCTTAGACTTGATAGTACCAGTGTCTTTAGATGAACCGTAAAGGTTACCTGCAGTGATTGCAGAACCTGATGCATCTAGACCTTGGTCGTTAGTGTTACGGTCATCAAGTAGTGGAACGTAAACGTCCTGCTTGATTGTTTTACCCATGTTTTTAGGCATAGCGCGAACGTCTGCCAATGGGGTGAAGTACATTTGGTCACGAACTGCAACCAGTGCCTTCTTGTAGTAGTAGTCTGTACGAGCCTGTGGGCCGATGTTAGAAGAACCGTTTGCGCCGGTTCCGTATACAAGATGTGAACTTGCCATTTTACTGTGCTCCAATTAAGCGATTAAGTTTTCTAACTACCCAAACTGTTTCATAAACTCTTCGTCTGACAATCCTAAATATGCTGCGTCAGACCCGGGTTTAGCTTGAGAGCTAGTTGCCTTAGTCGGTGCTGCTGCCTTACGTTTAGCTTGGCGTTGCTTAGCCGACTTAGACGCCTTAGCGTCACTTGATACTGGCTTCTGTTTAGCAGGTGGTGCAGCAGGATTAACTAACAAACCTTGCTGAGTCATGGAGTCCACAATCTGTTTGTACGCTACAACATCAGGTACGTTATTTAACTTACCTAATGCTTTTTCACGTGACAGCACTGTCATAACTTGATCAAACACGCCTGTTGCAACGTGGTCATCGATTACTTCAAGGATAACTGGGTTATCCGTCACAATCTTACGACTTTCAGAATCCCACTGATTACCAACAACATCTACAGTTTTATTGTAGTTACTGCTAGTTTCACGTAGGTTTTCTAAAACCTGATCTAGTTCAAACTCCTTATCAGAGATTTCATAGTTTCCTGGCTGATACGTACTATCTCCAGAAGTGTCAATATCCAAAGGATCAATGCCACTATCCTTAATTAGCTTAGCGATAGCTGCTGGGCTTCGATTAGCTAGATCGATTAGATTACTGATTTTGTTTGCGTCCAGTAGCCCGTTCTTATCTAGCATCTTAACAATCTTAAGATTAGGCTTTAAAGCCTGCATCTTTTTCTGATAATTAGCGCCCATCTGCATTAGTCGGACGGCATCATCAGGATTGTCTACCTGCATCATTACGCCATTGGCTTTAAAGGGTGCCATGACCTTCTCATACGCACTTTTGTAATCGAACTCGTTGTTTTCCTGGGTATCCCCATCTGTTTCCGGTTGGTCCGTATCACTAGTATCAAGAGACTCTGGTTCATCGCTTTCGGATTCAGGTTCATCCTCTAGAAAAGTATCCTCTTCTAGGTCGGTTACTTCTGTATCGTCTAGTTCTGCCTCAGGTTCCTCCTGTGCTTCACTAAAGTCTTCCTCGACTTCGTAGTCGTCGGAAAATACATCTTCCTCAGATACTACCTCTGGGCCGTCACCCTCGGGTAAGTCTTCGGAATCAATGTTCTGTTCTACGTCAGACTCTACAGTCTCAGGCTCAGAGTCAAACGCTTCGACTGGCTGCTTGAGGAAATCCTCATCTGACAGTCCTAATGCGTTGGTGCTCATGAACTAGCCTCCTCCGCAAGAATTTCTTCACGAGTCTGCTCGTGTTCGCCAAGAGCGGTTTCCATTTCGTAACCACGGCGCATAATCATATCGAAGTAGTTAGCTAATGCACCTACGCCCATAATCATGCCGTCAATCTTGGCCTGTTGCTCTTCGGTTAAAGAAGCACTCTTAGCCATCACTAAACGAGCTGCCTCTTCTTTAAAATAACCGGTCTCTATAACGTCTTTAAAATGCTTGTTAGCAGATAGCTTAACGTAAGAATCACGCAATGCAATCATTTCACGAGCCATTTTAATTTGAATTTCAACTTCCTCTAGATCAGTCATGTAGTCACCTTATGTCGTTAATTAAACACCCGCATCCGGGTTACTCATATCTGCTGGACCCGTTGAAGGTTCAGCAGGCATTGGAGGTTGTGGAGTTTCTTGCTGCTTACCGCTGCTTAAAAACTGACGCTGTAAAGCATTAGTTTGATCTAATTGCTTCATACGCTCTTGATGCGCACGGTTAACACCACGTTCTTGTTCCACAAAATTAAGGTCAGACAGATCCGCACGGCTATGCATGTCACGTGCTTTAGCTTGCTCAGTAGCTGCTTTAGCAGATTTGAGCTGTACATCCACCGCGTTTTCTTGACCCTTAGCTGTTTCATTGGCGATTTGCGCTTGAAGCAGTGCAAGCTCGAGTTGAGCTCTCTGTTGGGCCATTGGATCTGGCTGTGGTTGATACTGTTCTATAGATTTAGCTAGATCAGGCATCTTACGCAATCTAGCCATTTCAACTAACAGCATTTTAGTCATATCAAACGGTAGGCTGTTACCCATCGTCTGTAGCATAAATGATAGTTCACCTGCTTTTTGCTCATCAGCTTCAGCAGTAGAGATGTTTAGCTTAACGTCAAAACGACCACCTAAATCATCTCGGTTAATAGCAACAAAGTCTTCGTTAGTTACACGAATAACTTCTTCGTCACTTAAGAACTCTTGGTTCATAGAGATAACCTTACGGCCAATCTCAATAATACCTGACGCTAAACGGCGCAGGATGCCAAGCTCACGCTTAGATGTAGCGTCCAGTGCAGAACGAATACCAGTAGCAGTGTTGCCCAATGCTTGACCTGAAATACCACCAGCAAACGCTTTAACGCCAGTTAGTGATTCAGCTTCGTTATTCTGCAGCTGTAGCATTGCCATAGCTGAATTAGGAATCTCAGGGTACGTACCCATGTGGAATGCCTGACGAGGATCTACGTTACTGTTGAACTTGTAGTCTTCGCCACGCTCAAACTTACGAGCGTTGCTTACGTCTAGCGCATCCTTACGAATACCCTGTTGGCCGTTAGCTGAACGACCAATAATATCGATCATGCCGCGTGTTACAGCGCCAATAATCTTCTGATTATCTTCTAATAGCGCTCCATCTGGCTCACCGTATACGCCTTTACGCAAAGGCAAATACTGAACTAGGACGAACGGAAGTTGTTTGTCTGGGAATGGGTTTTCTTCCATACGTACAAGAGTGTCACCAATCCAGGTGGCAACAATAGGCGAAACTTCACCATTGCCCTCAATATCCCAGTATCCCCAGTATTCGTAGGCGATGAGCTTACGTCTTGGTTCGTCGTTGAATTTGAAGTGTGATTCATCGTTAACCTCGTGATCTGGCGTAGATAAGATAGTAGCGCCAGCGCTATTAACGTTTACGTACTCAAGGTTCTTGTAACGTCCGTCTTTCTTAAGCTCGGACATAGAAGTCTCAAAGCTAAAGATAATAAACTCGGCTTTCTTAATATCCCCATTACAAGTAGGGTCAATAACAACGTTATTGTAGTTACACACTTCTAGAGTAGGTTGGTTTTTAGTAACAACCGTTTGCTCTTCTTCTGTAACGTCTACCTGAACTTCCATCATAGGCATTTGGCCTTGCTGCATAGCGGCCATTACTTCAGGAGGTATTTGCTGTCCTTGCTGCTGCATCATCTGTAGCTGCATAGGATTAATAGGTTGCATCTCCATTACTGGGACTTCAACCATCTGCTGTTCTTCTTCGTATTCCCAGCCAACACGTACTACTACAGTACCTTCGTCTACAGCTGTACGAACGTATTCATCGATAAACTTAGTCTTATCGATCTTATTGTTAAACTGGTAATTAAGAAGCATACCGTTTTGGTAAGCAGCGTCTTTATCTTCAAAGGTTACAGGAGCTGTATTAAATAGCTCATCTGTAGATAGGAAAGGTTCGCTTAACGAGCTGTAACGCCATTCAGCTTGCTTACGTATAAGCTTAGGTACAACACGAGATCTACCGGGCTTAACTTTAATGTTTTGCTCGCCATTAAGAGCAGCAATCCAGCCATCTACGTCATCAACGTGAGCTACATGCGATGGTTGAGCTTCTTCAAGATCTGCTTTTAGATCTGCTAACGACGGAGGATTCTCCCAGTCAACCAGCTTTTCTGAGTCAGGTGCTTGAACATCCATTTTGCCAATTTCGGTAGATTCTTTCATATCATACATCTTGCTGAGTGACTGCTTTATAGTAGCTGCTAATGGACTTTATAAAGACATTATCGACTTTATACACCTTCATACCGTTAATTTCATCATAATACTGCGTATGATCTTTAAAGAAATCAACATTTTGTTGTGATACGAATGTGCAAAAAACGCCTTTATCCCTAACAACCTCGTTTAAGAAGTACTTCCAAATCATATAAAAGTCTAGCTTAGACTCTTCAGTACCGCTTGTTAAAACACCGTTAATAAAGTAACCGCCAAGGTTACTATCAAAACGATAAAAAAGGATCGATTCACCGTATTGGATTGTAGAGCTTTTCTGAAAGATCAGGGTTTTACTCATA